GGCCGCTCTCTGCGTGTAATCGAGAGTATTATTACCAATGTGCTTTAAGTGGCACAACACTATCCCACAGCAAACGCTTATCGCTAAACTGCTGGCTATTTAACGAAAGGTGATAGCACAACACCTATGAATAAGAAATAAATCAAAGAAAAGAATAGAACCCTTCTTTCATTCCCGAGTCAATTGGAAAGGGCATGTCAACCCAGGAAGAGCCATTCCGGAAACGAATTTTCCCATTGGCATCACAATGGAACTTGTAATGATACCAAGTACTGGGAACATTCTCAGGCACCTCCAAAAGCTGCATGAGAGTCCCAAGTTTGATTTGTAATTGTACGAAACCAGTAACACCTATGATGAGATCATCATCCTTGTCAATGGCTTTCACAGCTCGTGGAATTTCAGCCAACTCTGCACGACACTTGAAATACATCTTCTTGTGTAACCAGGTTTCATCCTCAATCGACAAATCAACACTTGGGTCTCCATCGTCATCAATTTCAATGTTGACCCAACCAGAGCTGGGGTTGTCTGCATTCCCCTCAACACAAATAAAAACGCGTTGACCAGCAAGGGAATGTTCAGGTAATACGGTCGGTAAAATTTCAAAACCAAAAGGAGATATTTTTGGGATTTTCTTGGATTTAGGTGGATCTACCACAGGCAAGATCTCCACAGAATCATCATCGACAAATTTAGCTAGAGACAAACCAAAACGAGACAAAAAGAAACTCGGCGCATACTTGCCCTTGAATGTCAACATGAAGCGATCAGAATTGGCAGGCTTTTTACTCAAAATCTGTGATCTCCACGTCCTTGGAGAAGGTGTTCTTCCACGTGATTGTGCGCTTGCCAAATGCCCCGTGGAGTGTCAATGTGTTTGGTACCACAGCCACGGCATGATCTTCATACACAACTACAAAGGATCTGGAAATCCTTCTTCTATCCATTTGATCTATTAATCGCTTGCGTGATCGCTGTGCAAACCGCTCGTTCATGATAATGAGTGGAACCTGATTCTCGCGGCATACCTTCAACGCCAATGTCCTATTTACTGGCCCACGATATGAAGCAATGGCGTTAATAGCTGCCACATTTGTTTTCACACAATTCGCCAATGCATAACCAAAGCAACCACCATTACGTTCTCGAACCGTATACTGCCGAGGCTCCTCAGACCGCAGCTCATCGGGCAACGTGCTAAAGTCAGCCCTTGCCACCGCCAGGGCTCTGGTCCACAAATCAAAGACCACCACGGGGTCACCTCCCCATACTTGACAGCGCGCCTCGCAGTATGCCTGTAAACCGTGGCGCGCGGCCAAAGCTTCAATACGCCGGGCATCCGCTGTGATCCCGGCGTGCTGTATCTGATTGCGTTTTCGGTGTGCATACTTCAAGATGGTTCGCAACGCCTTGTACACCACAGTACGATGCGGCAACACTGCGCGGCTGATGAAAGTTACCCCGTCCTTGCGCTGTGACCTTTCCTCAATTTTCCATGTGAGGCCTGCATTTGCTTTGCTTTGATCACCAAGCCCTTTGCCCCGCCACTCTGGGGTTCTATCCATGGTGACATCATCTCCACTCTGACAAATGCGCACGTCTTTCAGTCTGGCTACGCTGATCAGAGAACTGAAAGCCATGATCTTGTTGATGATCAAAGTCCAGGGATCACCCGAGGCCAGAGCCTTGTTCAGAACAAATTTAAAAGGGGAACCCATCATTCGAACCTTGCGCTCATCACGAATTTCCCTTGCTAATGCCCCAAGACCTTGTTTATCAGCAGCCATCTCTAAGAAAATCGAGGCCACAATGACGTGCACCGGACGATGTGATGAATCCTGCTTCTCAATATCTAATTCTACGGAAGAGTCAAATGTCGCGAGAAAATCCTCCACCTCTTCTTCCCGGAGGCCGACAGGTGAAAGCTTGCCAGGCTGCATTGCCCTAGCCCATGCATGTGTCAATGCGTCACATGTGTCCGCGAAAATGGCCTGCTG